AGTGCAACCTTGGACATGTTGACCAGCCCTGAATGTGGAGACCTTGACGGTCAGTTTTGGGGCATAGATGAGGATCACCCAGAGCCGCCGCTACATCCGAATTGTCGCTGTTGCCTTTGCAATGTACCACCAATAAAAAACTGGAGTCCAGACATAAGAAGGGACAACGAAACCAAGGAAATAATTCCCTATCAAACATATTCGGATTGGGCAAAAGATAAAGGAATTAGAGAATGAAAGACTATGGAATCTGGCTCAAGAGTGGTCAATGCGTCGAAGGCACAGTAGAAGACGAAGTAGCCGAAAAAATCATTAAGGATTATTCTCATAAACCCCATGATAAAAGCATAAGACAATTTCACGATACAGACGGATTGCTAATATTGTCGTTCTCAAACGTTATTGCAATTGCAATCAATAAATGTGAGGAATGTTCAAAAGTGGAAGGGTTTAAAGCATAAAGGAAATATCCGGTAATTAGCACCCAAATGGGGTGCTTTTTTTATGTGTCAAAATAAACCGCACTCTGTGGGCTGATGCACACATGAGGGCAAATGAGGAGATAAGCAAAATGACTATTGAAAACTTCAAAGAGATAACTGATTATTTTGAAACCAACAAAGACACGGAAGAGGTCAAAGGCTATATTGGGGGTTTAAATCCCGTAACACCTGATAGGGCAACGGCTTTTTTAGACACCGAAGACGGCAAGAGGCTTCTGCAACCTAAGCTGGACACTTACCACAGCAAGTCTCTGGAGAGTTGGAAGACGAACAATGTCCCTAAATTGGTCGACGAGGAAGTCAAAAAACGCTTCCCTGATGCCGATCCGAAGGATGTTGAGATGAAGAAACTCCAGGCGCAACTTGATAAGATGCAAAGCGATTCCACTAGAAAAGACTTGACAAACAAAACACTAAAGGCATTTCAGGAAAAGAAATTGCCAAGTGAATTAGTCGATTTCCTTATTGGCGCAGATGAAGAAGTTACCAGTAAAAATGTGGAAATGCTTGCTAAATTGTTCGCCACGCATGATGAGGCGATCAAGACCGAGTTCGCAAAAAGCAATAGTTATACTCCCCCGGTCAGTAAAGGCAGCGTTGGCAAGGAAGAGGAAGCTGCACGGGCAGAGATATCCAAGTATATGAAATAGGTTTCGGGCTTCCTAGGAAAAAGCACTACTAAATTAAAAAGAGGTAATCACATTGACTATTAACACATTGGCATATGCAACCCTATTTATGCAGGAACTTGATAAGCAGGCCGTGGCGGGTGCTACGTCCGGATGGATGGAAGGTAACGCAGGACTTGTTATTTACACCGGCGGCAATACGGTTAAAATCCCCAAATTAACCATGGATGGACTTGGAAATTATGACCGTTCGCTAGGATTCACCCAGGGCGCGGCTACTCTTGTCTATGAAACCAAAACCATGGGGCAAGACCGGGGTCGTACTTTTATGCTTGATAGCATGGATGTAAACGAGACCAACTTTGTTGCAAACGCTAGTAATCTAATGGGCGAGTTTCAGCGCGTTCAGGTTATTCCTGAAATTGACGCTTATCGCTACAGCACAATCGCTTCTCTCGCTATCGCAGGCAGCAGGGCATCTGGTGGATATGCCCCCGACAAGGCTACTATCCTTACTAAGATTAAAGAAGACATCGCAGCTATTCAGGATGCAATTGGAGCTGTTCCCCTGGTTATCACCATGTCCATTGCAACACTGGCTATTCTCGAGAATTCAACTGAGATGGTTCGCCAGCTTGAGGTCGGTGCCTTCTCCGGTACAATCTTGAGCGAAGTCAAAAAGGTCGATGAGTGCCCGATCATGGAAGTACCGAGTGCACGGCTCAAGACCGCGTATGTCTTCAACGATGGCAAGACGACCGGCCAGACAGTTGGTGGCTTTACTCCCGCTGGCACCGCCAAAACTATTAACTGGATTATCTGCGCTGCCAATACTCCTATCGCCATCAGCAAGACCGATAATATGCGGATCTTTGATCCGACCACCAACCAGGCCGCAGATGCTTGGAAACTTGACTACCGTAAATATCACGACCTGTGGATTTTGGACAACAAACTCCCGACGGTCTTTGTAAACTGCAAAGAGGCTCTCGTCTAATGTTTGAACTTAAAAAGCTGAATGTGCATAGACTTGTGGAAACCGAACAGGAAAAGGCCAAACTCCTGAAAGAGGGGTTTGCCGAGGTTATCCAAAAGATCGAACAGGAAGTTGAAGAAAAACGGGGTAAGGCGTAAGCCTGCCCCTTCCCTTTTTTTAAGGAGGTGCGCCATGGTTGTTGATTATGATGAGATTAAAACAGTTTTAGGCATTACTGACACAACGAAAGACGCCCTGCTTGCTGTTTATATCCGCAAAGGTATTACTCTGATAACCAGTTACATGAATGCTCCTGCCGTACCCATTACAGACCCCCCCACACCCCCCATAGATGTTGCTACAGCCTATGAAGACGCTCTGATCGAATACGTGGTGCTATGCTATCGCAAGCGCGGACAGGAGGGCATTAAAAGTTTTGGGCAGGGTAGCAGGTCAGGGACATATGAGGACGGGTTACAACAGAGTGTGAAAGACCTTTTACCATCGCCGTTCATCAGGATGGCAGGTGTAAATTGTGCTGTGTAATTATAGCGTGGGCGTATGGAACCGGGGGCCGAGCACAAAAGTAAACGGCGTGACTATCCCGGGGGTGCTGGCGTGGGTAAGAGACATCGACTGTGACATGCAGCCGTATAGCCAAGAGCTTTTAATTAAGGCGTATGGCTATGATATCCCGGTTACTAAGCGGTTTTTTATCGAGGATATCGCGGATATCAAGATCGGGACAATCTTAAAATACGGCTCAGACAGTCACGAAGTGAAAAAGATCATCGCGTGGGATGTTTTCGAGGTTATGACCTTAGAGGTGATGTAATGGAATATAAAAGCAATTTACCACAGGTAATTGCCGCCATGCGCTTATGCAAAAAGGAGTTTTGCCAGGGGGTGGGGGCTTTAGTGGTGGAAACGGTTCAAGGTATAACCCCGGTATTAACCGGCAACCTACAAAGGTCTGAAACCTATGAGGTGATGCCAGGAGACGAAGGTGTCAATGTAGGTGTAACCCCTGCCGCCAAATATGGCCTATGTGTCGAAAAGGGAATAGGCCAGAGAGCACAGCCGTACCTTGAACCCGGTGCAATGGCAAGCATCTCAAAAATTACAAGTGTGGCAGAAAACCTTTATAAAAGCAAGCTAGGCGGTGAGTAGTGATGCTCAATCTATATACATTGATCAATTCCCTAATTGAACCGATCTGCCCATGTTTCGTTGATCACTATCCCGAAGACGAGGCAAAGGTATTTCCCTACGCAGAGATTCAATTCCCGAACTCCCTGCCGAACAACACATTCTCTGACAATAACCTGCTTTCAATAACCATCTGGGATGATAAAAGCACGGATATAACCGAGATCGAGGGCATAGCAGATGCAATCCACAAGGCATTAAACCGCTTGCAATACAACGATATGACTATGTATGTATCGATCAATCGGAACACGCCGTACAGACTTGTACTGCCTGATCCGATTATCCATATACAGCGCAGGGAATTACGTTATGTTGTCACAAAGTATGAAAAATAGGAGGACTTTAAAATGGCAATAGGAAGCGAAAATACTATTGGATATACAGAACAAACACTACAAAACCTCATGATTGATGCCGGAGCCATTTATACAGCATATGGTGAAACCGAGGAAAAACTCTTAGGAGCCACCTCTGGGGGTAACGAATTTGTTGTAGTGGTAAAGACTCGTGATGTAAAAGTAGACGGCTTAAAGGGCACGGTGAAGGGCTTAACAAGGATTATATCAACGGATGCCACGCTCAAGGTAAACATGCTTGAAGTTACGGCTGAAATATTGCGCATTGCGTTAATGGGTGTAACTGATGCAACCGGTCTGGACTATGACGTTATTACAGGTAAGACAGAAATCTTACTTACTGACTACATCACCAATGTCGCATTAGTTGGACGTATTAGTGGCTCTGCTAAACCAGTTGTTATTATGCTCAAAAATGCTCTGAGTTCTGATGGTATTAAATTTAGCAATAAGGATGCCACCGACAATATTTTACCGATTACATTTACGGCATCCATTGATCCAGCAACCCCAGAAGTAAGCCCATACGAAATAAGATTTCCCAAAATAGTTGTAGTGCCTTAATACATTTATCCCCCCTTAATTGGGGGCTTTTATTTTAAATATTCCTGCCCAGGGTATTGCAATATTGTTGTAATAGGTATACAATAAAAGGAAAAGGGGGTGGGAGTAAAATGAAATATTGTAAAAACTGCGGACAGAATGTAAGCCCCACTAAGAAGTTTAGTTTTGGCTGGTTTATAGTTAACTGTCTTTGGCTAGTCGGCGGCATTGTATATCTTTTTTATTTCCTGTTTATGAAGAAAAAGGTTTGTCCTATGTGTGGTGCCCACAACTTTGAGCATAAACACAGCGCAGAAAAAATTAATAGCATACGGCAGGTTGAACGTATTAATAAAATAGAAAGTTGCCAAACTGGCTAACTAAATAGTCACAAGCACCCTGAAAACAGGGTGCTTTTTTAATTGGAATAATTGGAGGTAGTATATATGAGAAATCTCAAAACAAGTGACATTTTTTCCCTAAGCAGGATAGTCAAGAAAATGGACATTAAAAAGCAGATTGCAGAGGTAGCAAAAGATGTCACAGACTACTCTGCCGAGGATAAAACTAAAGCAGAAACTACAATGCAAGCAAGCTTAGTTCTAATCTTTGTTGAAAACATCGGATCTGCCGAAAAAGAGATATATAATTTTTTGGCAGATGTCACTGACTCAACAGCCAAAGAGATTGAGGATATGGGTATTCCCGCTTTAATGGCATTAATTAATGATCTGCTTGCCCAGGATGGCATAGGGGGTTTTTTATCCTCAGCACTCAAGTAGAGAGTGCTGATTTACTAGATATCCTAGCTTCGAGATACGGCGACATGAACTACATCATGAATTTAGATATTGTCATGGGCTTCGAGATTATTAAAACCGCTTATAAGAAGAAAGATGAAGAACGATTATGGGAGCGCTGGCTAGTTGAATACCCGTTACTGGAAGAGTTTATGAGCTTTGAGGATTATAAGGATAAAACTTTTGGAACTACAGTCAAGGTAGATAAAGAACAAGCATTAAAGGATGCTGAGTTAATTAAGCAGGCAGACCAGAACACCTCGTAGGGGTGTTCTTCTTATTGCGGGAAGGAGATGGTTATTATTCAACTCTTCGAGTTGTTTGGATCCGTGTTGCTCAAGGACGATGGTGTCTCATCTAAACTTGATTCCATAGATAAAAAAGCCAGTGGCACATCTAAAGGCATGGGCATTTCGTTTGGGAGTATCGCTTCGGCAGCCTTAAAAGTTGGCGCAATTATCGGCGCAGGTCTCGGAATAAAAACTATGATCGAAACAGCAGCAAAAGGACAAGATAGATTAGCTCAGATGTCGGCAGTTTTAAAGTCAACCGGCGGTGCTTGTGGAATGACCAAAGATGAACTTGTCAAGCTTGCTACTGCTCAAAGCCATCTAAGCACAAACTCCAAGGGCGTAAACATGGAAACCGAGAACCTTTTGCTTACTTTTACTAGCCTGGGCAAGGACATATTTCCGCAGTGTTTAACAACCGTAAATGATATGAGTCAGGCGTTAGGCAAGGACACAAAGTCTAGTGCCATAATGCTGGGCAAGGCTCTCCAGGATCCGGTTAAGGGAGTCACTGCCCTAACCAAGGCCGGGGTTAATCTCACGGAACAGCAGAAAGATCAAATTAAAACCCTTGTCGAATCAGGGCATACGATGGAAGCTCAAAAACTGATCCTTGCGGAACTTGGCAAAGAGTTTGGCGGAAGTGCATTAGCAGCCAGCAAAACCTTTGACGGGCAAATGATAATACTTAAAAACAGCCTAGCTGGCGTAGGAGTAAGCATTGCGAACACCGTAATGCCTTATCTGACCCAATTCCTGACCTGGATTAATGACCATATGCCACAAATTCAGCAGTTTATCACAAACGCAATGAAGGCTATTACTGATGCTTTTAAAACCGTTTCAGATTTTATTACAAAGAATGTCGTACCTGCATTTGATAGCTTTTGGAAGTGGATACAACCGTATATGCCTGCAATAAGAGAAATGGTTAAGGGTGTTTCCGACGCTATAAAAGCAGTTTTAAAAGTTGTGGCAGATTACATAACACAAGTAGTAATACCAGGATATGCGGCATTGGCAAAATGGTTTTTCGATAACTGGCCTAAAATAAAAGATGCTGTGATGAAAGCGTACGAGTATATAAAACCAGCATTTGACAGACTTGTACAAACCGTAAAAGAAAATTTAATGCCAATACTTTTGGCATTATGGGATACCTTTAAAAAAGCACTACCCGGTATTCAGGCAATTTTTGAAATTGTTTTCCCAATATTGGTATGGCTTATCAAGTTGGTAATTAACATTATAAGTGATTTTATTATAATAGTAGGAAAGATATATGGCTTTATCAAGCCGGGCTTAGATTTAGTTGCTACCATTTTTAGTGTTGTTTTTGGCGGTATTGTCAGGGTAATTCAAGCTGCTCAGGCGGTACTTGATTTTTTTAATGGCACATCAATAAAGGATAAGCAGGCTACCGTAACAACACATTTCCTAGAGACCCATTCTAGCAGCACCTCTAGCGGGGGCGCTATTGGCATGTCGAATGCCGCAGGAACTGACTACTTCGGCGGCGGTCTAACCCACATTAACGAACTAGGCGGGGAAATTGTTGATCTCCCCCGGGGGAGCCGGATCATCCCGCACGATGTGAGCATGGAGATGGCTAAGAACGGGGACAAAGGCCTCACACAAACAGTCATCTTTAATGGCACATATTCTTTTGCCGAGCAAAAAGACATTGATTATTTTATGAATCAGGCGGCTGTTTTGGTGCAAAGGAGGGCGGGCTAATGCTAATAAATAACATTGATATAGCCAGTTTCAAAGCGATATTGGCG